ACTAATCGTAGCTACTGAGGAGCCTAAGGTTTGTTTAGATTGGTCGGTATCAAAACAACGCTCTTTTTCAAATTTATGATCTGTATTTATAATTGTATTATTATTGTCTTGTGTTTTTGAAATAGTATTAAATTTCAGGAAAACTACTATTAAAATTTTCCATAACCTATATATTTTCTAGCTTAATAAGTAGCGAAACTTCTAGGTAAAAGTTTCTTATAACTCTTAATGTATTAAACTTCAACTCATAAAAAGTTGGATATATTTTTGCCTAATCCTCTCATAATTTCGGCATAAGTATCATCTTCAGTCATCGTCTTCTTAATATGGTCATCTTCAAATTTATGGAAAAAGAAAGAAGCGTTTTCTGCTTCCTCTAGAACTTTACTTTTCAATAATTCATTCTGATGTAAATAAATTTCATATTGAAAAGCTGTCATTTTTCCTCCCATTATATCATCATAATCACGAGATGAATCTTTCCATCTTACAGAATTAATCAACGTATTTAGGGAAAGTGGTCCAACTACTGTTTTCAGATCGGAATGCCACCTAAAATTCCTTTTTAAGAAGACACATTCTGTTAATGGCTTGGAAGGTTCTGTTATATCACCTTTTTCTCCATCTGTGTATTTCATACCAATACTTTCAGCAAATTCTTTCACAGTCAAAGCATTGAAATATTTCGCCAAATGTGTAGGAGACCCACAGATTTTGTCGTCTCCTAAAACAGTGTCTGTCAATTCATTAAATTCATCTACTGTGGCAAGAATTCCTTCCTTTTCTTTTTCAACATATAATACGAGTGCTGTTAAAAACCTGTTAATTAATGAATTGAAAAACGCAGTAACCCAACACCCTGACGGCATTGAATGCGTAGTTAAAACCAATTTTTCTTTAATCAATACAAAAGTTCTAACCATAGAATCCAAAAGTACTCGCAATGTCTCTGGTTCTTGTCCCTTGTAAAATTCCATAACCAAATCTGAAATAGCATCTTGAATTTGGGCAGGAGCTCCTCCATCCCAATTACCAAAATCTCCATCAAAATTAATATAACATTTTTTAAGTCTTTGATAAAGTTTGTTCCAATGCTTATACGGATTCATTCCAATAGCTATTTGATTATTCCACATGTTTTTCTTACAATGAGCAAATAATTTTCCTATATATTTCTTTACTAAAAAAGTGTGATGTAAAGGAGCCACTCTAAAAGAACGAGGCTTGTCTTTCTTTTCTGTTGTGCGTAATTCGTCTTTGAATGATTCGTAAAACAATAATTCTTCAACTGTAGTTTGATCACATTTACAATTCCGTATAAAACTATCTATTTTCTCTTTAAAAAGAGGTGTAATAGCTCCTTCTTCAAAGTCAATATACAGTGTCTTATCTTTGTTGTATCCAAATCCATTAACGGACAATTTGTTCAAACTCGCTAATTCTTCTTCTTTTATACCTTTAACTACTTCTTTATCTGATAAATCTGCAAATTCCACAAAAAATTGTCTTATACATTTTTTCCCAAATTCTATGGCATCATTAGAAATGTATGGAATTGGTTTTAAAGACTTTTTTGCTATCTCCGACAACGTCTTACTACCAAAGCTCAAAAAATTAGGAGGAACTTTTTCTCCCACAGCTAAGGCTTCTGCAGTTAAAGATTCATGCAATTCACTCTTATTCAAAGTAGTTTTTTGAAGAGGTCTTTTTGAATCAAAAACGTTATTAAACAATTTTAACCCAGAATAATTCGGGTCTTCATTTAATTTAATTTCAAAATGTTGGCTCTCCCTAAAACTCAAAAGAGTTTTTAATTCTCTTAAAACTCTTTTCGGAAGCGCGAACGCGAATCCATTGGAGGATGTACCAGCTACGTGTATTCCACACAAACCAAATTCCGCATCAACCAACAAACTTCCGCACAATCCTGGAGCAGTAATGGAATATTCAATCCCTGCTCCTGGTTGTACTGTAAAAGACCTATTTAAAGTTGGAGTTTGTACTTGAAATGCATCCATATTTATTGTAAAATTGTTGTCCAAACTTAATGCAGCCTGAGAATTGACAAAATACATACGCCTTGCATTGTATGGAGCTTCAAGCTCCAAATCTTTCGTGAACAAACTGTGTGTTGCATCTTTATATATAGGAACAGTCAAGGAAATCTCAACAATAGCCATATCATATTCTTTCCATTCTTTAATAACTTTAAATGGAATATTGTTGCACTCATAAGAATTATTGCTATAACTCTGCCAATCTCTAAATACATTGGCTACTCCCTCTAATGTGTCATATGAATGACACTGGACTACTATTCTTCTTCCTGATACTATTCCTTGTGCTACATTTTTATAACCTGATTTACTAATTAATTCTATTATTCTCATTTTTGAACACAATGAAGAGATTCTAGTGCTGACATCCATAGGACGATGAGACAAATCTTTTAATGTATCATTACCCTCATTTACAATTGCAGAAGGTAATGTTCTCCTCACATAATCTCCATGCGCAGCTTGCCAAGTTTTGACACTCTGCTCTCTGAATGTATTTTCTGAAAGTCTTTGTGGAGAAACGTCTCCAACTATAAATTCATAAAATTTTTGACCTGCCATAGCGACCATTACCTGGAACATACCTTGTAAAAATCCTGAAGCTATAGAATTTTCATTGAAAAAATTAGAGTGC